CAGATCTTGGAAAGATGGGCGGCGATATCGCGAATGGAAATCGCAATCGGCCCCGGCCCGAGCAACGTTACGGTTCGCCCCGAGGCGGTTTGCACCCAAGGGGTGTCTGTGTAGACGGTGCGATCCGCGGTTTCGACGGTCATGCATGGCTCCGGTGTGATAAGTTCAAACGCGCACTCAACGCAGGCACTCAACGCGTTCACGGGCAGTACCTTTCAACGCCCGGCGCGACCTCGCCCACGAAGCGCGGCACGATCCGGCTGGGGTGGACGAAGAACGGGCGAAGGGGTTCATCATCGGGGATGACGTGATAGAGGCCGGTGAGCGCGTTCCAACAGCCGACATGCGCAGCGACCAGCGCCGGTACGTTGTCCTTGCCGCGTCTCACCGCCCAAACACCCGTGCCGGGCTTGAAGCGTTGCGGCCCAACGTGTTCGGCAATCTGCCAACGGCGAAGCGCAGCACGGGCTAAGTCGCCCTGTGCCGCGCCTGCCGGAGGAACCTCGGAATGATCGAAATCGGACATGCGGCCTCCGTCTCATCACCCTCTCCGGCGGCCTCCTACGTGGTCCCCGCAACCACAGCGCCGGAGAGGGTGCCCGCATCCGCCTGCCCTCAGAGCGGACCTGATCCGGGAGTGAGGCAACGCTATATCCGTATCGGATATTTCGTCAACGTAAATTTTTCCATTTTCGATATTTGTCGAGCAAACGCTTGACGCTGCGCGCAAAATTTTGTGCGCTAGGCTGTGGAAATATTGCGTTTGTGAGGCGGGGCGGTGCTACGCGCGTGTGCGAAGCTGGCGATGGGAACCGATGACGACGCCGATGACTTCGGTGCGGGTCGTGCGGATATTGATCGGCATCGCGTTGTCGGTGCGCGAATTGGTGATCAGCAACGCCGGCTCAACAAATTCCCGAATAACGGTGGTCACGGCTGTGCCGGGCCCGATTTCCACATTCGCCACGACGATATCGCCGCTCGACAGCTCTGTCTTGGCGCCACCGTTCTCGTCCACTTCGAGGATATCGCCTGCGAGAATGCCCACTTCGTTGAGCGCATCGGAGGTCACCCGGTAAAAGCTGACGCCCGGTCTCGCAGCCTGCTTGAGCGCGGACAGGCCATCTGTCGGTGTGTAGGGCTCGGCGTTTTCGGCCAATCCGCCCTTGGGTCGGTCATCGATGATCTCGATCGGGTCCACCCCGAGCGCCCGGCCGAGCTTTTCCATCCACTCGGTGGTCAGCTTCATGGTGCCGCGCTCAAGTTTGTGCATCGTGCCGGCCGTCGTCGAGTCATCGAACGCCTCCGCGAGCTGCTCAAGCGACCATCCGCGCGCCTCGCGCAGCTCTTTGATGCGGTTCTTCATCCAGTTCACCCCGACAGAATCAGCTGGATTGGGAGAATACACGCGTCGCCCAAATCCTTGAATTTCCACATCGGATATTTGTTGCTTGACAATTTGCCCGATACAGACATGCTGCAGATATGAACTACGCCGCAAGAGAACCGAAGCTTACGGCCGATCGGGTGTTCGAAAGCAACCTTGATCTGGAAGCGTTCCGCGTGCGGGAAGGTCTGACGTATGAGCGGCTGGCGACGGAAATTGGTGTGTCGCATGCCGCACAGGCACGACGCTATGCGCTCGGTGAGCGCTGGCCGGAGCCGGATGTAGTCGAGCGTGTTGTTGCGATCAGTGACGGGGCTGTTTCCATTCTCGCCATGCATCGTCGCCGGGCGGCGTGGCTGAAAGAGCACCGAGGTTCCCGGCGCGTGCCGGTTAAGACCTACGAAACGTAGGATTTTGCGTTTCTCGATAGTTGTGGCGTCGCGTGAGCTGGGCCGGGTTGGCCCGACAATGGCAGGTTTGCGCCTATGGGGGCTTCGTGCAGGACGCAGGATCAGCAAAACGGGTCGATATCGACCGCCTGAAAGCCGACGTATCGATCATCGATGCGGTTGAGACGTGGTGCCCCGGCATCAAGCTCAAGCGGCAAGGGCGCGATCTTGTTGGTCTGTCGCCGTTCAAGGCAGAACGCACACCGAGTTTCACCGTCGATCCGACCAAGGGCGTGTTCTACTGTTTTGCAACCGATCAGGGCGGCGATGCTGTGCGGCTGGTCGAGCTGCTCGATGGCTGCGACTTTGCAACGGCTGCCCGACGCCTGGCCGAACGCTGCCTTGGCGACGTGCCTGAAACGGAAGTGGACACCGCGCGCTTTGCAGCGCGCCGTGCCGCGCGTGAGCGGGAGATGAGGGCTGTCGAGGCTGATGAGCGCCGCGCCCGATTGCGCCGGATCGAGATCGCCGCTCGCATCTGGCGCGGGTGCCACGACGGCGCATGCTCTCTTGCTGAGACGTATCTCGCCGCGCGCGGTATCGATCTTGATGCGTTGGAAGCCGTCTATGGCTGGCGCGTTCCTGAAACACTGCGCTGTCACCCGCGCCTGAAATTGCGGGACCGCGGCGCGATCGTGCACGAGGGCCCGGCCATGGTCGGGTGCATGCTCGATGCCGATGGCAACTTCGCCGGCATACACCGCACGTTTCTGTCGCCGGACGGCACGGCCAAGGCACGCCTTCCGGCGGCGAAGTTGACGCTCGGCAAAGTGTGGGGATCGTGCGGTCAGCTCGGCGATGCGAACGCGGCGCACGTGCTGATCGGGGAAGGCTACGAGACGACACTGACGGTTATGTCAGCGGTGGCGCGCAGCGGCCATCGTGTCGGCGCGCTTTCGGCGATTTCACTCAACAATCTGGCTGGCGCCGGGCTTGGGCAAGGCCCGCGCCATCCGTTGATCAAGGGGCGACGCCTGCCATCGCTCAGGCCCGATCCGGCGCAGCACCGACTGACACTGCCGGGGCACATCAAGCGCGTGACGATCCTCGAGGATGCTGACGGGTCCGACCCACACGCCACGCGGGCGCGGGTGACGCGCGCCATTGCCAAGTTCCGCGTGCATGGCCTGAAAGTGTCTGTCGCAACGCCCGCGGCTGGCACCGATTTCAACGATATGGTTCAGGAGGCGGCATGAGTGCCCGATGGACAAACTGGTTTCGCCCATCGGACTGGCTTGGCCGTCTGTTGTCGCTCGCCTTCATTGGGGCAGCCGGCGCGGTGGCGCTGCAGATGGCCTGGAACTCCGGCGCCGATGAGATCCGGCGCATCACGATGGTTGCGATCGTCGGTGCCGGGCTCGGCGTCGTGGCGTTCGGCCCCGGCCTCACGCTTGGGCGCGGGCGCTTTCTGGCGGCGCTCTGTCTGCTGCCCGTCTGGCTGGCGGCGGTCGGCTATAACGGGCTATCGGCGCTTGAATACTTCGACCGCTATCTGGCGGATGCAGCGGCGCGAGCCGGTGTGCGCCAAGACCTCTTTCAGGAACAACGCAACGAGCTGGAGCGGCTCCGGTCACGGCGCGCGGCGATCAAGACGATGCGCTCGGGCGCGACGATCCAGGCAGATATCGACCGCGAGAAGCGCTCGCGCTGCCGGGCCAACTGTCTGAAGCTGAAAGCTGAACTGGCGGCTGCCGAAGACCGCGATGCACTGGACGACCAGATCCGGGCGGTGGCAGCCAAGCTCTCCGGGGCAACGGCCTACGGCGTCGCTGATACCAGCCGTCACCTGAAGCCTGTGTTTCGCTGGCTGACGACGGCGACGGGCGTGACGATCGCGTCGGCCAAGGATCTCCGGGCGCTGTTTCTGCTGCTGATCACGGAGATGGGGGCGGCGCTGGTGCCGGTGGCTATGGCGCTGGCGTCCCGGCGGCGCAAACCGGAGCGGCAGGCTGAAAACCGGACAGCCGATCCGGCGCCGGAGGCGGAACCCTCCGGGCCGTCCGCGCCTGCGTTGCCGGAACGGCCCGATGTGCGTCGGATCGTAAGCTGGATGAGTGCGCGGACCAAGGCGGTGTCGGGCGGACTGGTGCCAGCATCAGAGCTTTATGACGACTATTGCGCGTGGGCGCGGACCCGCGGGCACAAGCCGGTGTCGCGGACACGGTTCGGCACGGTGCTCTCGGATGATCTTGGTCTTGCCAAGCGCAAGGCCGGGGCGAAGTGGACCGTCAACTATCTGGACCTGGAGTTGAAACACTCCGGCGCGCGTCCGCCCGCCAACGAGCCGTTTCTGGCGATTGCCGGAGGGCAGGCGGCATGACGCGGCGGTCGATCATCACGGATCATGCGCTGGTGCGCTGGCTGGAGCGGCACGACGGACTGGATCTGTCGGGCGTGCGCGAGACGGCCGGCGGCGATCTGGCGAGCGACGGCGATGTGCTCGACGTGCTGGCGCGCGACTACGGCCTCGACGTTGGGGCATTCCGGCGCCAGCTTGCAACGCCCGCTGTTGTGGCAGCTGTTGGCTCCGGCGCATCTGCGGTCATCGTCGGTGGTGTCCGCCTGATCATCGTCGATGGGCGGGTGGTGACGATCAAGTATCTGACCAACATCGGCCGACGCCGGAAGGTGCCGCGCGATCCGAGGCCGCGCCAGAGCACGAGCGAGGCGCTGCGCGATCAACTGGACGAGGTGGCGTGGTGAAACGGCGACCGACAGCCCGGGACGCGATGGCGCGCATGCTCGCAGCCGAGATCAGGCGTGCAGCGCGGCTTCAGCTCGGTTCCTTTTCTAGCTCAGGCCAAGACCAATCAGGCCAAGACGACCAGTTGAGTGAGGGAGTGTGATGGATTTTTCATTGCCCGCAGGGGCGTTTGCAAAGGCGGTCGAGACGGTCAAGGGGTGCATTCCGACCCGCACGACCATTCCGATCCTCAGCCACGTGCTGATCACCGGCCGGGCCGGCGCGATCGACGTGCGCGGCACCAATCTGGAAATGGAGGCGATCGCGACCTCGGGCGCGGATGTGGCCGACGACGGCGAGATCGCGATCCCCGGTGAGATCCTGGCCGGTATCGTCAAGCGCATGCCGAAGAGCGAGCTGGTGACGGTCAAGCAGATCGATGACCGGGCCGATGTGCGCTGTGGCACCATGCGCTATTCGCTGAGGCTGCTGCCGAACGAGGATTTTCCAAGAACGCGTGACGCGCAAGACGATGGCGTGACGTTCACGATCGCCTGCACCGAGCTGCGCGGACTGCTGGAGGCGACGCGTTACGCGCTCTTGAACAGCGAGGATCGCCCGTACCTGCAGGGCGTGTTTCTGCACGTGGCTGACGGCCAGCTCGCAGCTGCGGCATCTGATGGCCACCGGTTGGCGCGGCGCCTGTGTGCGTTGCCCGGCGGCGCAGCCGACATGCCGGGCGTGATCGTGCCGGGCAATGCGGTGCGCGAGATCGTGGCGATGCTCGAAGAGGGCGATGCGACGGTGACGGTCGGCGAAAGCCTGATCCGCATATCGGTGCCGGATCTGACGTTTTCGTCATCGTTGATCGGCAGCACCTTTCCGCCCTATGACCGGCTGATCAGCTTCGAACGCCAGCCCGAGATCACGGTGCACCCGCGCGTGATGATAGAGGCGATTGAGCGTGCCTTGGTGCTCTACCAAGGCACCGACATCAAGATGCCGGCCGCAATCTTCAGGGCGGCGGACGGCAAACTCAACATGGATGCCGGCGCGGCGCGGTTCGATACTGGCAGCGAAGAGATCGAGGCGACAATCCATGCGAGCGATGCGCGGTTTCGCTGCAACGTCAAATATCTCGCCGAGATGCTGAAGGTGTGGCCGGCTGACGTGGATCTCGACATTCAGACCAACAACGACGGGCCGATCCTGTTCACCGCCGGCGATGCGCCGGACATGACGCACATCATCATGCCGCAGCATAAGGGATAGCGCGATGAGCTTTCAGGGGGCAGTGGCACCAGCGGTGCTGACAGATGACACCGAACGGATGCGGGCGGCGGTGTTGAAGCTTGAGATGGTGCAGAAGCGGCTGCAAAGCGAGAACGAACACCTCGCCGAGCAGCTGGCCGATGCGGAAAGTCAGGCGAACGACTATGCGAACGAGCGAGACGAAGCGCTTGATGAGATCGGCACGCTAGAGGCGCAGGTCGATGAGATTGCAGGGCACACCGATGCTCTGGCGCGGACGTGGGCGATGCTGAAATCGGGGCGAGCTGACGATGCGCTGCGCGAGTTGGAGCGGGTGCTCAGCCATCTCGATAGCGCATGGCGGACGCGGGCGGTGGCATGAGCGGGTTGCAGGCATATCAGGAGCTGCTGGCCTCGAAGCGCTGCGCGTTTACTCCGCGCGGACTTGATACCACAGATTGTGATCTCAACCCGGCAATGCGGCCACACCAGGCGGCGGTGACACGGTTTCTGCTCGAAGCGGGCTGTGGCGGCTCGTTCCTCGATACGGGGCTCGGCAAGACGTTGATTGCGCTGGAGTGGGGCCGCACGGTCGCCGCGCGTGCGGGCAAGCCCGTGTTGATGCTGGCGCCGCTGGCGGTCGGGCCACAGCATGCGCGGGAGGCTGAAAAGTTCAGCATCGAGGCGGCGTATCTGCGCGAACCGCCCTCGGGTGCACTGCCTCCGATCGTGATCACCAACTATGAGCGGCTCGGCGCGTGGGACGTGTCGCGGTTCGCCGGGATCTCGCTCGATGAGAGTTCGATCCTGAAATCGTTCTCAGGCAAGATCCGCAACCAGTTGGTCGAGACGTTTGCCGGCATGCCCTACCGGCTCGCCTCGACGGCGACGCCGGCGCCGAACGATCATATGGAGCTTGGCAACCACGCGGAGTTCTTAGGTGTCATGTCGAGCCGCGAGATGCTGTCGCGCTGGTTCGTCAACGATACCTCGACGGCTAGCCACAAGTGGCGCCTCAAGGGCCATGCGGTCGAGGCCTATTGGGATTGGGTGGCGAGCTGGTCACGCTGTGTCGCGATGCCCTCCGATCTCGGGTTCGACGATGACGGCTACGTGCTGCCCGAGCTGGTCGAGCACCATCACGTGGTCGAAGCTGACCGCTCGATCGATGCCGGCGAAGATGGTGTGCAGGCGCGGCTGTTCCGCATGCCGGAGCTGTCGGCGACCAGCGTGCACCGGGAAAAGAAGCTGACGCTTGACGCGCGGGCTGACGCGATTGCGGCAGCTGTGGCTGATGTGCCTGCAACTGAACCATGGGTGATCTGGGTTGAAACGGACAAAGAAGCGGACGCGATGCGGGCGCGTTTGCCTGGCTTTGTCGAGGTTCGGGGCTCGATGAAAGCGGACAAAAAAGAGGACCTGCTGACGGCGTTCTCGGAGGGCAACGAGCGCGGGCTGATCACCAAACCGTCGATCGCAGGCTTCGGGCTCAACTGGCAGCACTGTGCGCACACCGGTTTCTGCGGGCTGTCGTTTTCCTATGAACGCTACTACCAGGCCGTGCGCCGGTTCTGGCGGTTCGGGCAGACGCGTTCCGTGCAGGTGCACACGGCGATGGCCGATACCGAGCGCGCGATCTTCGATGCCGTGAAGCGCAAGGAAGGCGATGATCGAGCGATGAAGCAAGCAATGCGCGCGGCAATGGCGCGGGCGGTGAGCGCGGTGGATCGCCAGCGCCCGTATGAGGCGGCGCGCACGATGGAGGTGCCGGCATGGCTCAATTGACAGCATGGGCGATGCTGGCGCTGTCGAGCGGCACGGTGCTGGCGATTGTTTTTGGAGGCGTGAGGTGATGCGTTGGTTGCGTTGGCAGATGCGCCGTTTGAAGCGGTGGCACAAGGCGTACACGGCGGATGACGGTAACGCGGACAAGCTGGGGTGTTTGATTGCCCTGCTGACCGCGGTCCCGGCCGGATTTGCGCTTGGGGCTTTGATTGCGAGGTGGGCAGGATGAGTGTGGCAAAGACCAGACGGCGATGCGCATGCGGGAAAACGATTGTGTCGCCGCGCGAACAAGATTGCTGGGAGTGCGGCGAAAAGCGGATCGTTGCGGCGGTGCGTGCGCGCTACGCGGCGGAGAACGCGGCCCGTGAGAGACAACCATCGCTAAAAGGGACCGGCTACAACACCCGTGCACTCAGGAAGTCGGCGGTGACGGAGGATTATCGATGAGCCAGATCTATGACCAGGCGATCACGGAGCGGGCTGCGCTCTACCATGCGGATTGCGTTCACGTGCTCACCGGGCTGCCGGACGAAAGCGTTGGCTTTTCGGTGTACTCGCCACCGTTCGGCGATCTGTTCGTCTATTCTGACAGCATCGCCGACATGGGCAACGTTGCCGATGATGAACAGTTCTTCGCGCAGTACGCGCACATGGCAGCTGAGCTTTATCGCGTGCTGAAGCCGGGGCGGCTGGTGGCGGTGCATTGCACGGATCTGCCAACGCGCAAGGGTCGCGACGGCGTGATCGGCGTCAAGCGGTTCTCCGATCTGATCGGCGCGGCGCATGACGCGGCCGGCTTCGTGTTTCACTGCCGGGTGACGGTGTGGCGTGATCCGGTGGTTGAGATGCAGCGCACCAAGGCGCTCGGCTTGCTCTACAAGCAGGTGCAGAAGGACAGCGCCATGAGCCGCGTCGGCCTTGCCGACTACGTGATGGTGTTCCGCAAGCCCGGCGACAACGCCGAGCCGATCGGCCAGAAGCCGGACGACTTTCCTGTCGAGCGCTGGCAGGAATGGGCGAGCCCGGTGTGGATGGACATCCGCCAAGGCAATGTCCTGAACGTGCGCACGGCGCGCGAAGACAAGGACGAAAAGCATCTCTGCCCGCTGCAGATCGACCTGATCGAACGCGCCGTGACGCTGTGGTCGAATGCCGGTGACACGGTGTTGACGCCGTTTCTCGGGATCGGCTCGGAGGCGGTGACAGCGGTGAAGCTCGGGCGCAAGGCGATCGGCGCCGAGCTGAAAGAGAGCTACTACCGGCAGGCCGTGAAGAATGTCGCCAATGCTGAAGCGGACCTTGATGCGGGGGATCTGTTTACGGCTGGCAAGAACGGTGTCGATTGGGGTGCGGCTGTGGGGATGGAGGCGGCGGAATGAACGACATG